GGCGTGTTAAACAGCAAATTTAGCGAGTGCTGGTGGTTCTACCCATCAAGCGACTCGACCGAATGCAATCGCTACGTCGCTTGGAACTACCGCGAAAACTACTGGACCATCGGTGAGCTCGCGCGCACAGCAGACGCCGACGTTGGCGAGTTTATCTACCCAAACTACGTAAGCGCGGATGGCTACCTCTACGAGCATGAAGTCGGTTTCTCTTATGACGATGCGACCGTATTCGTTGAGAGTGGGCCTGTGCTGCTCGGACAGGGCGATCGATTGATGGTTGCCCGCACGTTGATCCCCGATGAAAAAACGCAGGGCGACGTGAAGGCGACGTTCAAGACGCGTAATTATCCGAACGCTAGCGAGTCGAGTCACGGCCCGTACACGATGGCGAACCCAACGAGCGTGCGGTTCCAGGGTAGGGAAGTGGCAATGCGGATCGTCGGTAACGTCGCAACGGATTGGCGGGTTGGCACGATGAAACTCGATGTTGTACCAGGGAGCGCACGATGATCCTTCCTAACGCAACAGAAAAGTACGACGCCAAGCAGATCAATCAGATGAATCTCTTGATCGAGCAGGCCGACCAACTCAATCACAAGCGCAATCAAGATGTTGAGGTGGGCGACGCGCGATTGATTTTGAAATCTCCCAACGGCACGCGCTATTCGATCACGGTCGATAACAGCGGCAATTTAGGAGCGACGGCAATATGAATGTAGATGACGCGATGAGCGCAAAGACAAGCCTGGAGGCAATGCTGCCTTACAGGATTTTGCTGCAGTCAGCGCTAGACCTTAGCGGCGGCACGCACACGTTCGAGGACGTGGTCGAAGCAGTCGATGAGGGGCTGATGCAGTTCTGGCCAGCAAGCGAGAGCTGCCTCGTCACCCAGCTCATCGTCTATCCGCAGGTGAGAGCCATTCACATATTCCTGGCGGCGGGCAACCTAGAGCAGATCAAAGATTTCGATGAGTCACTCGATGACTTTGCTAGACAGCTCGACGCCGAATTCATCACGCTTAGCGGCCGAAAGGGCTGGCAGCGCACACTAAAAGACATCGGCTACCAAACGAGCCACGTCACCATGTACAAGGAGGTTCCTAATGTCGATGGGTAAAGGACCAGGCGGGGGCGGTTTTAGTATTCCGACCTTCACGCCGCAAACGCCCTACACGCCGACGATGCCGTTTCAGCCATTTGAGCCACCTCGGCAGCAAAGCTTCGGAAGCTACAATCCGATGATGGATATGTACGGCTCAACGACGCGCGTCATGCAGCCGATGCCGAACTACTTTTCTCAGTTCTCGGTGCCCGGTGGTTACCAAAGTCAAGCGCCAGCACCCGCACCGCCGCCCGCGCCGTTGCCGCCAATACCAACGCCGCAGCCAAACCCGTACATCCCGGCGCCGTTTAATCCGTTTCCTCTTAATTTAGATTTCGGTTACTACAACGGTATGCCGATCACGGACGAGACGTACAACTCAGAGCCGCCTCCGCAGCAGCCGTCGAACAATTTTCAAATCGACCTAGCGCCGCCGCCATCTAACTTTTATGGCGGCATTAACCCTGGCGGTATGTACACACCAGCGACTTATGACGATTCAGATAGAACGCAGATAACTGACGCGCAAATAGACAACCTGTTTGGCAGCCGCGGCGGCCTGTTTACGCAGCAAGCAGATCCTGCCGCAGAAATCAGCAGTATGTTTGGCAATATCAGGCCATCGATCACAGCAGAAGAGACTGGCATCCCAGCGAGCGACTTCGTAAATCCTGGCAGACCACAGTCAACGCTTAACCTATCGCAACCCGGAAGGGGCACGTCTGGATTACCGCAAACGAGGAACGAGCTGCGCATGCCGATTCTTGATGCATTAACGGTCGGTAGGAAAGACCCTGCACCAGCAGTAGCGCCGACACCCGTTGCGCCGCCACCGCCACCACTACCTGACCCTGGATTCGGCGGATACGTGAACAATATACGCATCTCTCCCTTTATGGGCGGTTTTAACTTCGGAGGGCTTTTCTAATGAGCTTCGGAAAAAGTAATCAATCATCGTCGCAGGAGATGGACCCCCAAATCAAGGGCGCGCTGCTCGACGTTTTTAACAGAGGCAGACAGCTCTCTTACACGCCTTACAACCCGTACCAGTTTGCAACGGTCGCGCCTATGTCGCCTTTCCAGCAGCAAGGAATGCAGGCGACTGTCGATGCTGCCAACGCAGGCTTAGGCCGAGGAGAGATGCAAGATGCGATTAACGCAGCACGCGGCGTTGCGCAGTATCGGCCTGGTCAACTGCGCGGCATGGACGTAAGGCAACAGGGACCAATTGATGCTGTCGATGCAGGCGACGCTGCAGGAATGCAGCGAGCATCAGCCATGCGCCTCGGCACTAACTTCACCCCAGGCACTGCATCGGTCGGAACCGTTAGTACATCGATCGATGCGGGCGACGTTTCGGCGTCTCCAATTAGTACTGGTTATGGCGTTGACCCTGCTCGCATTAATCAAGCGCAAGCGCTCGACCGATTCAAAGGCTCGATTTCTGGCGGCGCGGGCGATCGAATTACCGGGGCAATCACGGCTCCTACTGCGGGGACAATCACAGCCCCTACTATTCAGGCTGGCGATACAGTGACGGAAGATACAGTAACCGCCGGCAGATTTGCTGATACAAATATCGATCCGTATATGTCTCGCTTTCAGACCGGCGTGATTGACGCAGCGCTGGGCGACATCGAGAGACAGCGCAAGATCCAGCAGAACCAGAACAAAGCAGCCGCAGTGGCCGGCGGCGCCTTTGGCGGCGACCGACAGGCCATCCTCGAAGCCGAGACAAACCGCGCAGCGCTTGAGCAATCGGCGCGCACGGCAGCGCAACTTAGGCAATCAGGCTTTGAGTCGGCAGCACGGCTTGCCGAGGCAGACCTCGCAAGACAGACCGACGCCGCTCGCGCTAACCAACAAGCAGCGTTACAGGCTGACCTTGCTAACCAGGCGACGGGACTGGACGCAAGCAAGGCCGGCGGGCAGCTCGGCCTGCAAGCGCAAACAACGTCAGCGCAACTCGGCCTGCAAGGCGCGCTAGCGGCGCAGGACGCCAATTTGCGTAGGCAGCTTGCTAATCAACAGGTCAGCGTTGGTGATGCTGAGCGAGCCATGCAGGCTAGCTCAACGATGGCCGCTAATCGATTGCAAAATCGGCAGCAAGAATTGCAGCGCAGGATGAGTAATGTCGCGCAGGCAAACGAAATGAACCGCGCGAACCTCAACGCCCGCATGCAGGAACAGCAACTGCGCCAGCGAGCCTTGACGGCTAACCAGGATGCAGGATTGCAGGCACAGCTTGCTAATCAGCAAACCGCGCTCGCAGAAGGACAAGCCGCCAACCAGGGCAGGCTACAAACGCAGGCGCTTGGCGCGCAGGCAAGTCGAGCGAACCAAGATGCTGGCTTACAGGCACAACAACTCGGAGCCCAGCAAGCCCGTGCGAACCAGCAGGCGTTCTTGCAAGCGTCGCTCGCTAACCAGCAGAACCGGCGTCTGTACGGTTTCCAAAATCAGGACGCGGCGCTACAAGCGCAGCTTGCGAACCAGCGCACGGCGCTCGATCAGGCAAGGCTCGATCAAGCGCGACGCATCCAGAACCAAGACGCCAGCTTCCAGCGACAGCTCGCCCAGCAAAATCTAGGGCTGCAAGGAGCCGCGCAGCGGCTCGCTGGTGCTCAGCAGCTTGCTGGGCTTGGCCAGGATATGCGCGGGCTAGCGTTTGCAGACGCGGCAGCTCTGCAAGGGGTAGGAGATACGCAACGGCAGTTCGCGCAGCAACTGCTCGACGATCAATACCGTCGATTCCAAGAGGCTCAGAACTACCCATTCAGGATGTTCGATGTCTTGAGAAGCGGCGCAGGCATGCTGCCTAACCCAACGATGACGAGCTCGTCAGGAAGATCAACAAACCTCGGAATCTAAGTAATGTTTAGTTTAGCGAACATAATTAAGCGCCGACTGGCAACGAAGATCGGCGACAAGATGGAAGACATCACTGCCGGCAAAAACTTGCTTGATGATCCATCGCAAATCGGCGGCATGATCAAAGACAGCATCATGAATCGACCGACCATCGCTGCAGCCACTATGAGCGATGAAGAGTACGAAGAGTATCTGCGTCAACAGATGATGCAGCGTGGTGGTATGGCCGGTGGGAATCCCTACATGGCGCAGATGCCTGCGCTCGACATGCCGCCCGTTGGCTTAGCGCCGACTGGGGGCTTTGTTGGCCAGACGCCTAACTACCTCAACTTCGCGCAGCAAAGTTTGGGAGGTCCGTACTGATGGAAAACCAATTGCCTTTCGATATCAACTCGCTGACGCCAGAGCAAAAAGCGATTGTCATGGAGCAACTCATGCAAGCCGGCGGTCAGCCGCAGCAACAGCAGGGCAACTTTGCGACTAACCTTTTTCAGAGGAGGATTCTGCAGCCATTACAAGTAAGGCTGGGGATGCGTGACTCGCCTCAAGATGTGCTTAGGAAGCAGCAATCGGTATTGAATCAGTTTCAAATGCAAGACCTTATTGCTGATCAGTCGCGCCGAAACCAAGCGGCCGAGTATATTGCAGGGCTCGATGCAGAAAGCGCTAAAGCGCTCGGTTTGAATCCAGCGCAACTTGCGCTTGCTCAAGCAAATCCGATAGAGGCTTACGACGATATCGTCAACAGGGCGTTTTCTCGCGAAACTTACAGCACAACTCCGCAGTACGGATTTACTAAAGATAAAGCTCGCATCGCTTATCAGCTTGGTGATCGAGGCGGCATGAAAATTATCGATGTCACGCCTACACCAGACACTTACACGGTCGATACTGGCGCAAGTATTCAGATCCTTAGCAGGCTGGATAACACGGTCATTGACACAATTGAAAAAGAAATGACGCCGGATCAGGCAGCGCGTGCGCTAATCGAGAAAGATAGAAAAACTAAAGAGGACAAGAACAGATTAGTAACCCGCGCAAAAAACCTTCGCACTGAGTTTAATAACATTACCAAAGAAATGCGTGACGTTGGTTTGGCTTACGGAAAAATTCAGGCGTCTTCGACTGAGCCGAGCGCAGCAGGCGACATCGCGCTTCTAATTAACTACATGAAGATGCTCGATCCCGGATCGGTCGTAAGAGAAGGGGAGTTCGCGACAGCACAAAACGCTGGCGGCGTGGAGGCAAGAGTACGAGCGACTTACAACAATTTGTTGCGAGGAGAACGCTTAACAGAAGGCCAGCGGGCAGATTTCTTAGCTTCTGCCGGCAGAGTACTCGTGCCCTATCGCGATGAGTTCGAGGCAACCAAGCTGCGGTATTCCGCCTTAGCAGAAAGAGAGGGCGTCGCCCCTAGTGATGTCGTTATCAATGATCCGTTTAGCGGGTTTGGCGTTATTGAAAGAAATAGGCAGTGGTATATCGATCGAGGTTATACGCCACCAAAAGGTATGAAGTAATGGCAACGCAATTAGAAATACTTTTAGAAAACATCGCTATCGCTGAAGCAAACGGTGCGAGCCCGAGAGATATCGAGGGGATGGTTTCCGATTTCGGGTACACAAAGTCTCGCTTTGAAAACGCCACCAAACGTCTTGCTGAAAGTGGCGGCAAAGTAACTCCTTCTAATGCGTTATCGAACACCCTGCGCGGTTTTACGCTCGGCGCGTCTGACGCAATCGAGGCGGGCGCTCGATCGCTTGTGGGACCAGAAACCTACTCACAAGAAAGGGCTGCAATCAGACTCGGTGAAGAGGAGTATGCTGAGGACTATCCCGGCAGAAAGTTTGCCCAGGAGTTCGCCGGTGCAATACCAACAAGTATCGCTGCATCACTGGCGGTGCCAGGATCTGGCGCTGCGGTACAGACGAGCCGATTGGCTAACTTTATGCGCGCAGCGCCCGTAGCAATGGGCGAGGGCGCGGTAGCAGGTTACTTTGGCGGAGACGCTGACCCGCTCAGCGCTGATGCACTGGGAGACGCTGCTATCGGTGCAGGTGTGGGAGCCTTGTTCCCAGCGGCAGGTAGTGCGATCGGAGCAGGGAAGGACGCAATATCACCTGCATTCTTGAACAGCGCGCAAGAACGCATTGTGGGGGAAGTGCTGCAGAACGCTGCAACGAATCCGCAAGCTGCCGCTCGTAACCTTGCAGAAAACGCAGAGGTGTTAGTGCCAGGTAGCGTGCCTACGACCGCGCAAGTAGCGCGCGATCCAGGGCTTGCAAGTTTCGAGACAGGCGTGCGTGGACTAGATCAAAGCGGCCGCATTGCTCAAAGAATCGGCGAGCAGCAGACCGCACGTGCAGTAGAAATGCAGAGGCTTGCAGGTACTGAGGATGACCTAGCTCGATTGCGAGATTATAGAGATATGCAAACGGCGCCGATGCGTGAGCAGGCGTTTAGTCAAGGCGGCATCATCGACAACCCCGCTGACATTATCGAATCTTTTACTGCGCTCGCTAATCGCCCTGGAATCAAAGGCAGGCGGTCGGTAAGAAAGATTATTGAGCGGTTTCGAGACGATGTAAAAATGCTCGCAAAAGACCCGGATGATCCTGACAACTTGCTGCCGATTGATCCGCGCGACCTTTACGCTGTGAGGCAAGAAATCGGCGACTTGATGTCTGGTCGTTTGCAAACAGATGAGGCTTCCGTTGCAAGGCTTTCAAAGGCGGAGCTTACCGAGTTAAAGCAACTTATTGACGATGAGATTGAGCTTGTTGCGCCGGGCTTTCAAGATTACTTGCAAACTTATGTAGCGAAGAGCAGGCCGGTAAATCGAATGGAAACAGTGCAAGACCTACAGCGCCGAGCGCAGGTCGGTACTGATCTACAGACCTTAGAGCCTGTGCTGAGCCCGTTCAAAATGCGCAATGCGATCAACGCAAGAAAGCGAGACTTCGATCGATTACCGCAGTCAAACAAGAAGCGTGTCAACGCAATCATGCGTGACCTTAATCGATCGACGGCCGCGACAGCACCTGGCGTGAAAGTACCAGGTAGCGACACGTTTAAAAACTTATCGATGGCTGCGGCGATAGGGCGGATCTTCGGTGACAACGCATCAGACTCAGCAATACCGTCCGGTTTGATGTCGCCATTTAGGACGCTTTACGGCATCACCAACTCCGATGAGAAAATGACAGAACTACTGGTGCAGGCTATGCTTGATCCAGAACTGTCAGCAAGACTGTTGAGCAGGGCTACAGAAGAAAACGCTAACAACTTCGTAAACGCTTTGCGCAGGAGGATGCCCGCATTTTTCTATGGTCAAGGCGCCGCGATGGTTGGATTGAACGTAGATTAACTACGGCAAAATTGCGGCAAATAATCGACGAGCCCAGTAAAAATGGGCTCTTTCGATTCCGGCCCTGGGCACCACGACCCTCCCCGCATATTCCCCCTAAACTCCATAAAAGCCCATAAAACAAGGGTTTACGGGGCTTCTATTCTACGCCGTTTTCGCTTATAACCACATTTCCCCATATTTTTACGGCGCCAATTACGGCAAATTACGGCAGAAATTACGGCAGGAGCGAGCGTGAAGGGAACATTTAGAAAGCGAGGGGATCGCTGGGAGGCCGGCGTTATGGTCGGCGGTCAAAGAAGATCTAAAACATTCGACACTAAGCGACTGGCGCAAGCCTGGGTCGCGGAGATGGTGACAAAGGACACTGGCGTCGCGCTTTTGAACAGTACGCTTGCCGATCTTAGTGCGCGCTACGAGCGGGAGGTGAGCGAAGCGAAGAAAGGCGCCAGGTGGGAGATGATTCGCTTAAAGATGTACGAGCGCGATTATCCCAAGCTATTCGCTCGCAAACTTTCTAGCATTCAGCGTGAGGACATCGAGCAGCTAATCGATGACCGGCTAAAGCAGGTGAAGCCGAGCACAGTCAATCGTGACCTCAACCTTATCGCTAACTTATTCACGCAGGCGCGCCGCTGGCGCATGATGACGCACAACCCGATGGCAGACATTAAGCGACCGAAAGATCCGCCGCCGCGCGACAGGCGCATCTCGCAGGAGGAGATCGATCGATTGCTTGTTGCCCTTGATCACGTTGACGGCGCGCAGCCCAGAACGCAAAGACAGAAAGTCGCGACAGCATTTTTGATTGCGCTTGAGACGGCGATGCGCCAGGGCGAGATCTGCAAGGTGACGTGGGATGACGTGCATCTTGATGAGCGCTACGTTTTTCTGCCGCACACCATTACGAAGACTGGTGTGCAGCGCAACGTGCCTTTGTCGAAAGAGGCAGTGCGTTTGATCGGCACATTACCAAGAGAGAAAGAAGAGATGCTCGGCGTGTCAGCCGGCGTGGTCAGTACAATGTTTAGGAAAGCAGTCGCTGACTCAGCGATCGATAACTTGACGTTTCATGATAGTCGGCATGAGGCAACGACTCGGCTTGCTCAGAAACTGCTGGTGTTAGATCTTGCTCGCGTAACCGGGCATCGAGACATTAAGCAACTCATGACCTACTACAATAAAGATGCGCGCGAGCTCGCAGACTTGCTCTAGCCTTTGGCCCAGCGCACTACTTCCGATTTGAGCCAAACGAACCCGGTGCCGCGCGGCTTGGGAAAGCTATCTAGTTTGCTGACCGTGTCGCGGAAGTAACGACGATTGAAATGCAAGTAGGCAGCACACTCGTCAGTGTCCCATAACACCTCGTCCTCTCGCGGCGCCTTCGCGATCACGTGCGCAATCTTTTCTGCGAGCAGATCGTAATCGATTTCTAACTCCACAGAATCACTCCCGTGGCGAGCACGCAGAACGCCAAGAACAGCAAGTGCAGAGGGAATGGCTCCGGGTTATCGCCCCAGCGGCGGCGTCTCATAAATCGCATGTGCCGTCCTCGCAGGTTGCTTTAGCTAGGTGCGCGCTTAGCTTTGGGTCTTCGACTTCTTCGCTTAGTACAACGTCGCGCTCATCGCTGAACGGTTTGAACTGATGCTCTGTACGGAACTGCTCTTCCTCGGACGCGGGCTCAGCTTCGAGCTCCATCTGAATTGCGATCTCGGCGTAGTGAATGATCTTGCGCAAGTCTTCGACATTCGGTCGAGCAACGCCATGTCGCCTAATCGTCCTGTATCGGCAGGCGTACTTGATGATATTGCTCGCGATCGGCGACAGGCCGTTCTTCTCGCAAAACACAATCGGCTGAATCTCGAACGACTTGTAATGCGTCCCCCCAATTTGTCTGTCCAATGCACTCATCTGCTTGCTCCTCTATTGTGTAATCGTTTCGCCAGGCTTTGCCTAACCACGCTTGCGCGCCACGCGCCTGGAACATTTCTACATCGGTGATCTTGTGCTTCACGCGACAAGACCGGCACACGCCAGTAGTGCGACGCACGATCTGCCCGCACAAACAGCGCTGGTAATACAGCTTGTTGAATTCCTCAGTACTCACCGAGGCTGTCCTTAAAGTGCTCACACTCATTTTTTTTCACCGTAAATTCGACCGGCGGCACACTCTGATAAACGGCGCACCAGTCGATAATCATCTCGTCGCAGTAATAGCAGGACGGGTAATCGTGCATGCGCTTAATGGGGATCTCGTTGCGCGTGCCTTCCTTCTTCTTGGTACGCTTTTGCAAGTAGCACCCCCAGCATGTCTTGGTTGAG